GCGCACCTCCGCTGTTAACCGCGCGCTTCGTTCGCGCGGTGTAAAATTTCGGGTCGCGGAGTTTGTGAGCCAGCCTGTGAGCCTCGGCCTTGCTCAAAGGGCTCTCTCCGAGGTGGGTTTTGGTCCAAGCGCGGCGCCCGTCGAACACATCGACGGCCCAGCCTTGCTTGTCATCTCGCGGTCTTACGTGAACACAGAGTTTCATGGCTCGTTAAATTCTCCGGTTGTTAACTTCGCGGATTCAAACGAATCCCTTCGTAGGCTCCAAAGTCCGCGCTTGCTTTGATCGTGGTGTCACGATGACCACCCAGCGGACCGGAGGCTTGCCTCTGCCTCTGCCGTCACTGGCAAAATTTGGATCACCTCCGTCAACAGCACCTCAGCACACACTTCGGTGAGCCGAGACCCGGCTCCAACGCCGCGGGTCGCGATTTCGTAAAGCGTGTTCCGACCCTTCCAAGACCATATATTCCGCGCCTCTGTGAGCACGGCGCACTTGCCGTCAAGTGCGCGCAACACCCCCGCGTGCACGCCCGCGGAATAGGTCCTGACGAGGACGAATTTGCCAATCCAAGAGTCAACCATTTGGACCTCCGTGGCCGTCGCCGTCGCCGCAGCCGTGGCCGTTGCCGTCGCCGTAGCCGCCGCCGTTGCCGTCGCCGTCGCCGTCGCCGTTGCTGCCGCCGCCGCCGTTGCCGTAGCCGTCGCCGCAGCCGTCGCCGTCGCCGCAGCCGTTGCCGTCGCCGTTGCCGTAGCCGCGGCCGTCGCCGTAGCCGCGGCCGTTGCCGTGGCCGTCGCCGTCGCCGTGGCCGTGGCCGTTGCCGTTGCCGTCGCCGTCGCCGTCGCAGTCGAATCGTCCGGCGCACTGACTCCACAGTCCCTCGGTTTGCTCCAGAGAGTCGGGCGTTGGAGGCGTCCGCAATTCGCGGGTCACCTCGGCGAGCCGCGACCCATCGCGCGTCGCAACCTCGCGCAACACCTCAGCCCACCGTGGATTTGCGAGCAAGCGCGCAGTGATTCCAAGCCACGCCGACGGTGGCGCGTGTCTACATGCGAGTTCAATCAACTCAACATCCATTGTCCGCCTCCACCACCACCATTTCGCTCACCGCTTGGCGTGCGCCCTCAATGAGCAGCGCTTGCATTAGGCGTTCACTCGCTCGCCCAAACGCGCGCCGCCAGCACCACGTCGGGGAGCGTGTCGAAGTTTGCGCGCGCCAGACGCTCAACGATGGCGCGAGCTCGCGCGCTTCGGATCAGCTCGCGCTCAATCCCCGCGTCTTCTTCTTGCGCTTGCATTGTCGCGAGTGACCGCAACTCACGCTCGATTGCCTCGCTCCTCTCGCGTGATGGATGCGTCACTTGGCACCGCCCTTCGCCAGTTCTTGCATGACAAGCGCCTCTGCGTCGTCGTGCGCGATTCCCGCGCGCTGCTCGATCGCGGTCACGAGGGCGGCATGTCGCTGTGCCGCGAGTCCGCGCCGTCTGAACAACGTCTCGCGCTTGCGAAAGGCCGCGATCTGTTCGTGGCAATTCTTCGCTGAGAGCAGTCGCTGCATCCACGCCCCGTCGTCGTCAGCACCACAGAAGTCGCGATCCTTTGGCGACTCTTTGAGAGCGGCCAAGAGTGCTTTCCCAGCCCTCTCCTCGCTCTGTCCTGTGTGTGCCGCAAGCGCCTGCATGCAAAGCGCGAACAGCTCCTTTGATCGCTCCTGCCTACTCGCCTCAGCCTCGTGTTCCTTGTGCACTGCAACGACGCTCGCAAGGTCCACGGTCGCATCGAGTGCAACGCGCACATCTTCAATCACGTCGCGCTCGCGCTCCGGCTCAGTGAGCGTGCGCTCCACAAGCGCATCAAAGGTCTCGTCACGCAGTTCGTGGACAACTGCGACTGGCGCGCTCTTCAGTCGATTGACCTCGTCGCGCAACGACCGCGTGTCGCCCACGCCCTCGTCACGGGCGACCTTCGTCAGCGCCTGCCACACCTTTTTTGCTGCGGGGTCGTCTGGCTGTGACCTGCGCTCAATCCACGCTCGCGCAAGATCGGCAAGCACGGGCTTCTCTGGCAGCGCAGAGAGCACGCGCGCGACCTCCGAGCTCACCGCCTCGGGGTCAAGGTCGTTTTCTGGCTCGGGACCATAGTCCCGCACGGTCTCTTTGGCGCTCGCCGGGATCGTCTCAAGCTCTGTCTCGTCGAGCATCCCGAGCCCAAGGATTGACAGGGTGGCCCTGCGCTTCGCCTTGGTTTCAGCTTTCATCAACACGTTTGCGATATCTTGCAGCGGCACGGTCGCGACTGCCGTTTCCACGCGCCCATTCGGATGGGTCGCTTTGCACACCGCGTACACGAGCTTGGTTCCCGCGAGATCCATCACGCGCGGGCCGTCGATGATCTCGCGGTTGATGCGATGGATCGCCGCGAGCTGATCAGTCGCGCCCCGCGTCGCGTACAGAATCTCTTTGCCGTTGAGCTTGAGTGCCGCGAACGGCGTGGCAGCCGGGCTCAACCCAAGCGACTCGCACAACCGCGAGTAATAGGCCGCGCGATCCTTGTGCGAGAGCGCACTGATGTCTCCGCGCAGCACCACGGACTCGACAACCCGTGCGTCGACGTCGTTCAGTCGTTGTTCAATCGCCATTGCAAATTCCTCCCTGAGGAGCAGCGCGGGGAATCGAACCCCGCGAGGCGGCGCCGCTCTTGCGCGCCTTCACCAGACAGCTCGTGGCCCCGAAAGGGGCGCAAGTCACCCTGCTTTGAACGCGATTCGCAGCGCGTGCGTGGACGCCTTGCGCGCTCGCGTGATCGCTGCGCGCGTCCGATCACGCGCCGCCTCAACCTCGTCACGCACGGCGACGAATTGCGCGCTGGTGTCTGCGGCGATCGCGTGACACTCCGCGCATCGCCTGTGCGCTTTGATGGACGCCAGATCTTCGGCCCTAGAACACAGCCGATCACAAGCTGCGCAGTGGACACCCGCGCTCACAATGCACGCTCCAATCTGCCGTCACGCACGACCCACCCATCGATCGTCGCGTCTGCCAGAAGGCGCCATGCGCCGCGCAGGTCCGCGTCGCCCAGGTCCGCGTCGCCCAGGTCCGCGTCGCCCAGGTCCGCGCTGCCCAGGTTCGCGTCGCGCAGGTCCGCGTAGCGCAGGTTCGCGCCGCGCAGGTTCGCGTAGCGCAGGTCCGCGCCGCGCAGGCTCGCGCTGCCCAGGTCCGCGTCGCCCAGGTCCGCGTCGCCCAGGTCCGCGCTGCCCAGGTTCGCGTCGCGCAGGTCCGCGTAGCGCAGGTTCGCGCCGCGCAGGTTCGCGTCGCCCAGGTCCGCGTCGCGCAGGTCCGCGTAGCGCAGGTTCGCGCCGCGCAGGTTCAAGCGCGGCAAAACACCGGCTTCCTGTGCCCAGTGCAGAAAACCGCGGGTGCGCTCGTCTGTCGCTGCCCAGAGCAAGTGCACAATCGTGAGATGCAATTCGCTCTCGTGCCCCTGCAACGCAGCGAATTCGTCGAATGCCTCAAGACCTTCAATGCATGCATTGTCTGCGCCTGCATCGAACGCCTTCCGCTCTGTGAGCGATCGGCGGTGCAACACCACTGTCGGTGACAGTTCGCACAACAGCGCGCTCACAGCTCCACCTCGCCACGCTCTTCGATCGCCGCGACGAGCGCCCAAACCTTGGCGGCAGCTTGCGCTCGGCTCGTTGCGCTGATCTTCTCGAGCTTGGCTCGCAACCGCGAGATCACTTCGCAAATCGCGGACTCGATCGGATCACCCAGACCAACGGGCTTTTCTGGCGCTGCTGCCTTTGATGGCGCAACGGTCTTGTCACGCTCGATCAACTGCTCGTTGGTTTCGCCTGTGAGGTCCGTCCACCACTGCGGCAAGCGCCTGTGCGCCCGAAAATTCGAGATCTTTTCGACGTGTCCAGCGCACAGAAGCGCGTGACTTGCTCGTCGAAGCTGGCGCTCCGGCTTGATTCGGTTGAGCACGCAACCAGGTGCAGCGCATGTTTTCACAGCACCACCTCAATCACGCTCACGACAAACACCCGCCTTGACGGCCAGTCGATCACTTCGCCGGTCGCCGACAACGCAGCGTCAATCTCAGCCGCCTCGCGCCTGCACTCCTCCGACCAGCACTCTCCGCACAGCCCACGCTCCTCGGCTTGGCACGCCAGCTCTGGGTCGTCAGAGCAGAGAGTCTCTCCGCACGTGCAGCGAAACAGCGGGTGCGCGCGCACCGAACTCGCAATCTGTTGAGCAATCGACATTGTCGCCTCCTGGTGTTGACCACCGTGGATTGCCAATCTAATCGACTGCGATTGATCTGTCAATCACCTGTGATTGATTGTTCGACGAATCACTCTTCGCGCGATCGAAGTCGACGAAGCTTTTCTGCCAAACCCCTTCCAAGCTCGGTCGCGCGCGTCGCGGGGACCCCAAGGCTCTGGATATCCGCTTCGATTTGCAATCGCAGAGCGTTTACAGCCGATTCGAGCCATGCGCGCGCAGCCTCGATGAGGTCGTCTTCCAGGGAAAACGCCATTCCCCGCGCGATCGAGCGCACCGCTTCCGCATCGCGCAGAGCGTGACGACCGGTCACAAACGCCGCGTCAAGCGCATCTTCGATGGATCCAGCAACCGGACCCTCTGGCTCCTCAAGGCCAAGCAGCCAGTCAACTGACACGCCACCCGCACGCGCGAGCGCCGCGAGCGTGTCCGAGTCCACTGTTGCGGCTGGATCGGCGCGCAGCCGGTGAAACAACACAGCAACATCTGTTTCGTTTTTCAGCCGAGCCCGGCGAGCGAGCTCGCGCTGGCTGATCTGGAGACGGTCGAGCAGGTGTTGGAGGCGGTTGAGCAGGCCCATGCCACCGACGATGCCGCCGTGGTGAGCGCCGCGCAATCAACAACGGCTGCTTTTGTTTTGACTGCACAATCAATCGCGATTAACCTGTCAAGCATGCCGACCAACCTCCCGTCTAGAATCTTTCGAGTGCAGGCCATGAGCGGCCTGACCGCGCGCGAGTTTGACCGCCTCGCAAACGTGCCCTCTGGCACACTGTCTCTCCTGCGTTTCAGGCTAAAAAAAGACCCGAGCGCCGGTCTTGGCCTGACCGCTTTGCTTGCCTACGCAAGGGCCTACGCCCTGCCCCTTGATTGGCTCTTGCTCGGCAAGGGACGTGAGCCGCAGGAGCCAGCGATTCGCCGACGAGCAAAGATGATTGCCACGACAATCAACACTGTCAACACCACGCAGGCGGTGACAACGTGATCGCGCTCGGAAAGCCGCGGCAGCAGCACAAGGGGCTGACTGAAAAACAGTTCGCCGCCCAGATCGCAGCGCTCGAGAAGCAACATCCCGGCTGGGTTGTTTTGGCGATCGCGTCGGCCACACGCGAGTCACGCGTGACCGTCTTGGCGCCCCGCGCGACTCCGGGCGGGGTCGCTTCTGACACGGAGCTTGCCTCGATCACGGTGACGAGCTGCTCAAGAGCAACGCCAGAGCACACCCGCGCAGAGGTTGCCAGGCTTGCGCGTCGCGCCTGCCAAGCCCTCGAATGGGTGATTGCGCCATGACCCCGCGCTCACCTGCAGGCGGCAGCGCCACTGTCGTCCCGCTTCCAGCTCAGCCGCTGCTCGTCACACGCGCGCTGCGTGCCGTGCGAGAGGCCGCGGGGGAGTCCCAGCTCTCGCACGCCATGCGTCTCGGCGTCGCCCGCGAGCTCGTCGAGCTTGCGGAGGCTGGACGCCTCTCGCGACCGCTGCTGTTGCAGCACGTCGAGCGCGTGCTCGCGCGCTGTGCTCACGGACTCGACCGTGGCGTCCACGGCGACCTCCAGTCGTTTGTGCACCACGAGGCTGTGAGGCAGGCGCACGCGCGAATTGCCAACGCACTGCTCGATGCGGAGCACGACGAGCAAGACAGCGAGGACGAAGACCAATGGTGACCCTCGCCCTTGCACTCGTCCCCTGCGAGCGTCGTCGTGCTCAGCTCACGATCACGGCGTGTGTGCACCAACACCTCGCCTCACTGGGACACCCGGTGACCGAATACCACCCGTGCCGATCGTGTCCGATGGGAAGCGAGCGAGCGAGCTCGGTGGTGGACGACGCGCGACGCACCTGCGCTTCGTGCCGCACGGCGCACGCGATCGGCAATCGGCTGTTGTGTCTGCGCTGCCACCGGTTCGCCCGCGCGAAACGCGGACACGCGACGAGAGGCAGGACGTGATGACAGCACTGGATCGCGTGCTGTATTTGACCCGCGCGCTTTTCGGGCCTCTGGCTGTGCTGCGGCTGGAGTGCGGGGTGTTTTATGCGGGCACCGCCACACACCGGCTCCACGCAAGCACTCTCAGCGAACTGCAAACGCTGCTCGAACGGCACGCAAGGACGGTGGCGTCGTGATCAAGCGCACCGCACTCCAGGAGCTCGTCGAGAGACTGCACACGGTGGCGAGCGTGGCAGAGCAGATCAAGTGTGCCGACGAAGTTGTGCGCGCCGCGCTCCAAGGCACGGCAGACGCCGAACTCGTCAAACTCGCGGAACACCGCGCACGCGTCGCGCTCAAGACACTCAAGACGCGAAAGGTGAAGTGATGCAGTGGTTGAAGCTCCCGCTCTCGCTCTCGCGCTCGCCAGCGCTCCTCACGGTGTCGTTGGCGGCACGCGGACTGTTCTTTCAACTCTTCCTAGCAGCCGATGCTGACGGGCGAATCGAAGTGCCACCGGGGACGATCCAGGAGCAAGTCGTGCAGGCGATTGCTCACGACCCGACGAGCCCCACGTCTCCAGTGGCTGCGCTCGACGAACTCACCGCTCGCGGCCTTGTGATCTGCGCAGAGGGCTCAATCGTGGTGCCGCTGCGACTCGGGACGGACACGGCGGGAGTGGCGTCAGGTGGGACAGGATCACGCGGAGGCAAGTCAGACGCGGATCGTGCACGCGCCTATCGCCAACGCAAGACCGGCGCGGGCAACGTCACAACTGGCGTCACGGAGTCCGTCACAACGACCGTCACGGCACCGTCACGGGCAACCGTCACGGGTGATTCCGTGACGAATTGTGACGCGTCACGGACCGTCACGGAAACCGTCACGGGCAACACTGCTGCGAATCAAGCCGAAAACAAGGCACGTGAGACCACCGTCACGGCGACCGTCACGGACCGTCACGGCGCTAGAGAAGAAGAGAAGAGAGAAGAAAAGAAAGAAGAGAATCTTCAGAGGGACGTCACGGTCGCCGTCACGGCTCCCTCACACTCCACATTGGTGCTGTCTTCGGACTCGTCATCGAAGGCGAAGCGCAGCAAGCCCGAGCCGCAACCCGACCCGGTGCCAGCTCAAGGGACGCTGGCACGACGGGTTTACGATATCATCCTCGGTGATCAGGAGCTTTGCCGGATCGTCGAAGGCCCCGGCAGTTTCGCGGTCAAGATCACCGCGGACGGTGCTTTCCCTGGGGTGGACGTTGTCGCAGAACTGCGACGAATCACGATCTGGCTCGACGAGAACCGCGGCGCGTGGAACTCGCGACAGGCAGTCACAGCGTGGCTCAGGCGAGCTGCGGACAAGGCAGCGCTTCGCCCGAAGCCCGTGGGGCAGGCGATGAGCCCGGCGTACGTCTCGCCGGGTGACGCCGTCGCGAAAGGGCTTCACAGCCTCGAAGTGATTCGAACACTCCGCGAGCGTGATGCAGCGGCAGCAGCGGCAAAGGCAGCGGCGAAAGCTGCGGAGCAAAAGGCGGCAGGCACGTGAGCAACCAAGAACCCGAAAAGCTGTTCACAATCGCGAAGCAGAGTGGCGACTTCTCCGCCGTCGATGCGTTGATTCGTCGCGTGGTGAGGGGGGTCGCGGGATACGCCAGCACGCCAGAGGGACGCGCGGATGCGGACCATCGTGCAAGGCTTTATCTGGAGCGCAAGAAGCGTGAACTGCTGGACCTCGCAGACGCGCGTGGAGTGCCTGTGGACCTCGCGGTGCGAGAGCACGCAAGTGACGCACAGCTTGATTGGTCGTCAGTCGCCGCGCTGCGCGTGGTGCTTGCAGACCGGAAGCTGCGCCAAGGCGCACGCACGATCGGCAAGGCACCCGCTGTCGCGGTGCTTGGTGGTCCCAAGGGAACAGGCAAGACAACAGCTCTCGCGTGGGCGATCACGCACGCTCCACTGACCGCGCAGTATGCCACGGCGGCAGAGATCGCCGAGACGAAGCGATGGGGCGATGGGGCGGCGGCGTGGGCGCGTTGGGAGCGAGTGGACACGCTCGCGATCGACGAGCTTGGCGTGGAGAGTGACCCCGAGGCAGTGAGCAAGCTGCTGCTGCACCGATGGGACCGCGCGGGCGGCCTCACCGTGTGCGCGGGCAATCTCACGTTCGAAGACACGTGCTCACGGTATTTTAGCCAGGGTGTTGGCGATCGCGTGCTTGATCGCCTGTCGCTCCAGCGCTGCGATTGGTGGCACGAGATCACGGGGCCGTCACGCACCGAACGAGCGCTGAAAGGCGGCGCGAAGTGAAACCTGAGCGGCGAGAGGATCGACAAACCATGAGCACCGAGGGCGCAATGACTGACTCAACAGACAGCGCGAACGACAACGCGATCGAACAGAAGCAGGCGATGGTCTATGAACTCGCGTGTGGCCTGCGCGCGCTTGCAGCAGCCCGGTACGAAGAAGCAGGCGAGTGCTTTCGCGCCGCAGCTCTGTGGGCCGAAGCAGCGAGTCGGGGCGAGACCAACATGATCGAAGTGGATGGCAGAAAGTGGCAAGTGCAGATCGTCCCGCGCACGCCGCCGAGCGACGACGACCTGCTCCACGCCGGGGAGGGCGTGCTGTGAGTGCGCTGTTGATTGGCGTGTCGGCGGTCGCCGTCGCGAACCTGATCACGCTGAGGTTGCCGCTCAGACTCGTGAGCGAGGCCAACCGGCGCGGAGCGTGGTTCGTGCACGATCGTCGCCGCAAACAACAGCGGACCGTCACGCGCTGCGTAGCAAACCTCGTGCACCCCTCGCTCAGACCGGCCACCGGCTCGCGACTGGTCGTCACAATCACTCGAGTGGCACCACGAGCGCTTGACACGGACAACCTCGCGACGAGCGCGAAGGCCGTGCGCGACGAGGTCGCGGCCTGGTTGGGTGTGAGCGACGGGCCGCAGGGTCCAGTTGATTGGCACTACGCGCAGCGGCGCGAAGGCAAAGCGTATGGTTGCGAGATCGAGGTGACGTGGTGAGCGAATCGGTTTCTGACGGGTTTGCCAAACGCGACCCACTCTCTCGACTGCTCTCCGACTGCGAACTGATCGCGCTTTGGGAGACCCGTGCGAGCGTGCGCGCAGTGGATCTGGACCCCGAGTCGCGTCTGCGTCGCGAGGAGCGCGAGGGCGACGACGGTCGCGAGCGACGCCGCGAGCGTGCCCTGCGCGCGGGGTCAGAGTTGGCTTTGCGGCTGGCGCGGGTGGAAGGCGCGACGCCGCGCGAGGGCGCGGTCATCCGCTGGCTCGTGGAGCGCGCAGGCCCGGCGCGGGTGACGGTGGTCGCCACGTCCAGATGGGCCTCGCTTGGCACAGGGCTCCACGAGCTTGTCGGGCGATCTTTTGCGCGGCCTGAAGTGGTCAAGGCGTGGACCAGGTCGGGCGAATTGAGGCTGGCCGCCGCTGCCCACGGGCGGCGGTTGCTGGATTTGGCGGCATCCGCTTGGGGCGTTACAACTGGCAGGGGTCTTGACCAACAAGATTATCTGCGCCAACATGTGCCAACTTGAGCGTGGCACAGTTGTCTCTTGCGGCGGGCTTACCGCCTCGGACAACGCCAACCCCAGCGACATGGCAACTCTAACCACGCAAGCGATTGCAAATCGCACCGGGCTCCCTCTGCGCACCGTGCAGAGGAGAGTCGCGTCGTGGGAGCTGCGAGGTTGGCCTCGTGTGGTGCGCGAGCCGCGTCGTGGCAACCCTCGCGGGGTCGTGCTCGTGGTCGAGGCAGACTTCGAAGCGCTCTGTGCTGGTGAGTGCCCAGCGGAGCGGTGACAGTGCGAAAGCGTGGTGGTGGCGCGCAAAAGATCTCGCGTGAGCAAGTGCGTGAGCGGCTCGCGTTTGCTGAGCGTGCGCTCGTCACGCTTCCGACTGTGCGCGCTGTGCTGGGCGCGTTCACCGCCAAGTTCAAAACGACGGTGCGCACCGCCGAGAGATATATCTCTCGCGTGCGTGCTGAGTGGGATAAAGAGTCGCTGGCCAACCCCGCAGACAGAGAGCGGGTGCGCGCGCAGCTCGACCGATGCGCGCGGGTCGTGTTCAACGACGCGCTCACCGCCCGCAAGTTTGTTGCGGCCAACGGCGCGCTCAGGATCAGACTCCAACTCCACGGCCTCGCGAACGACACGGAAACGCAGAGTGGCGACGTGACGGTTGTGTTCAAGACGCAGAAGGAGTGACCATCTATCGCGGAATCGTCGAGGTCGGGCGATTCCCACCCCCCCCCGTCGAGAGGCAGTCGAGCTTCATGGTCTGCATGCGGTGTCCTTCGACACCGCATGCAGACCATGGCGCTCAAGTCGAGATCGTCATTTCACACGGAGACGAACATTGATTCCTGACACGCAAGTTCCGATCATGCAGTTCTTCGCTCACGCACACCTTCCTCCTCACTTGGCGGAGGTGTCGGAGCCGTTTTGCAAGTTGGCGGAGCGCATCTGTGCACTGCCGAACAACGCAGAACGTTCCGTCGCGTTGCGAAAGTTGTTGGAGTCGAAAGACGCAGCGGTGCGCGCGGCGTTGACCAAGTCCTGATAACAGGATTTATCAGTCATGGAGATCGAGTACGCCCGCACGCTGACTCGCAAGCAAGGCGAGATCTTCCATGCACCCTCGCGCTACCTGGTGCTTGTTGCAGGCCGACGATTCGGCAAGACAATCCTTGCTGTCGCATGGCTGATCTGCCAGGTGTTACAAGGAAAGCTGGGCGCACTCGGGTACTACGTCCTCCCGCTGCGAGTGCAGGCAAAGGCGATCGCCTGGGAAGAACTCAAGCGCGCAACTGCGGGCCTTCGCGTCGGCAGGCCAAACGAGACCGAGTTGACGGTCACGCTCCCTGGGTCGCGCAAGATCGCACTCAAGGGAGCCGACGATCCAGAATCGCTCGAAGGCGTTGGGCTCACCGCGGTGGTGCTCGACGAGGTCGCTCGAATGAAGTTGAGCGCGTGGGAGAAGTCACTCCGCCCCGCGCTCTCAGACAACAACGGACGCGCTCTCTTGATCGGCAAGCCGCGCGGTCTCAACCACCTGCACGACTTCTTTTTGCGCGGTCAGCACGGCACGAAAAGAGACGGTTGGCAGTCGTGGCAATACCGAACGATCGATGGTGGTTTCGTCTCGCAAGCTGACGTCGACGAGGCGAGACGAGATCTCCCGCCGAAGATCTTTCGGCAAGAGTATGAAGCCAATTTCGAAACGCTCGCTGGGCGCATCTTTGATGAGTTCAGTGCGGCAAGGCATGTCGTTGAGCCCGTCGACCCAAGAGCGTTCTCGCGGGGCGCAATCGGGATCGACTGGGGCTGGACACACCCATTTGCGGCAGAAGCAATCGGTGAGAGTGGCGGTCGCAAGGTCGTGTGCGCAGAGGTCTTTCGCAGCGAGATGCAGATCGACGCGATTGAAGCCGAGCTCATCAAGATGCGTGACCGGTGCCCTGGGTTTTCGTGGCACGCAGACCCGTCGAGGCCAGACCTGATCAGAGAGTTCAGCGACCGGCTTGGTGTGACGATTGAGCCAGCGAACAACGACGTTGACGAAGGCATCCTCGAAGTGAGCAAGGCACTCCACTTCGGCGAGGGCCGCGAGCCTTCGTTGTTCGTGTCGCGCGAGTGTCCGGCACTCGTGCAAAGCATTGATTCTTACGTTTGGGAAAGCGACCGCGAGGGCAACCCGCGGAACAAGCCGCTGAAGATCAAAGACGACGCGGTTGACGCCGCTCGATACGCAGTGATGGCGCTCGCCAAACGATCAAGCGTCGGCACAACCGAGGGGAACGCATGGGAGTGATCAACACAATCGGCGTTGCCCTCGGCGGCGTGATCGACCGCGTGTTCGCACGCGAGCGAAACGAGCGCGCGGCCCTCGTCGAGAAGATGGAAGCGCTCTACCGCGGCGCTCAATACGAGGCGACGCGCGCCTCACAGCCGTGGACAAGGCTCCCTGTTGGCGATCGCACGCCACTTCGCTTCCAGCGGCCGAGCGTGCAATACGACTTGCCGGAGTTGCTTGTGAACCGACCGACCTCGCTGCTGTTTGGCGAGGGCCGCACGCCCAAAGTGACGCTGCAATCGCACGACGGCTCGGACACCGAGGAGGTCAACCAGTGGCTTGCGTCAATCGCGGAAGAGTCATCGCTGTGGTTCCGTTTCCTGATCGCGTCGCGCCTCGCGGCCATCGGTGGAGCGTGCGCAATCACGTGGTGCCTCGCTGCGGGAGAAGGCGACGAGGGTGGGGTCTTTGAGGTCGAGGCACACCGCTCGGCCGACTGCACACCGACGTTCGACCCACGTCGTCACGCGAAGCTGACCTTGCTTCGCAAGCAATATCGTTTCGCGCGCGACGAAGTGGTGATCGAGAGCGGAGAGCGCCGCACTGTGCGCGCATCGTTTTGGCACCGCGAGGAGTGGGACGCGCAAGAGCACCGGGTGTGGGAGCCAGCGCGCGACGTCCCAGGGAAAGAGCCTGCGTGGGGCACACCGAGTGTCGCCGTGCATGGGTTTGGTTTCGTTCCTGCCGCGTGGGTGCGTCTCGAAGACGGGCTGTGCAACGACCCGTTTGGCGTCTCGCACCTGGCGGGATGCGCGGACCTCGTCGAGGATATCGACCGCGTGCTGACTCAGAAGTCACGCGCGATCTTTTTCAACCAGGACCCCGAACGCCTGTATTTTGGCTTGTCCGAACAGCAGCGCGCAACGCTCGTCGGCGGACAGGGCCAGCGTTTCCTGCCCTCGAAGAACGCGGGCGCAGACGCGTCCGTCGTCGAGTATTCGGGCGAGGGCCAGCGCGTCGCCGAAGAGCACGTGCAGGCGCAGGCCAAGCGCGTGTTGGAAACCAAACGCGTTGTGTCACCAGACCCTGACAAGCTCCTCGCGGCAGCTCGCAGCGGGAGCGCCCTCGAAGCGCTCAACGCGCCGATGCTCGAACTGGTTGGAGAGTGGCGCGTGCCGTTTGGCAACGCCGTGAAAGAGATCTGCGGTCAATGGGTGCGTGCTGCCCGCAGTGGCGCACTCGCGCGGCTTGGGACGCTTGAGACGCCCTTGCCAGCGGTCATCCCAGCGGGGCGGATCTCGCTCCAGTGGGGCGCGGCGTTCCCGCTCACACCCGAAGATCTGGCCTCGATCGCGAACACCTCTGCAACCCTGCTCGACGCAGGGCTTTGCGATCGCAACACGCTGGTCAAGTGGCTGTCTGTCCGCTTCGGATGGGGCGACGTCGAAGAGATTCTTGAAGCACTCGACGGCGAAGAAGAACAGAAGGCAAAGCGTGTCGACAAGCTCACCGGCGCAATCGCTGGCAAGTCGACTGAAGATGACGACGCGAGCGAAGACGACGCGCAAGAGATGGGCACCGAGGTCGAAGACAAGCCCGATTCGGCAGACGCAAAGCCGGAGACACCAGACGCTTCGATGCCGAGCACTGACACGAAGTCACCGCCTCCGCCCAAGGTCGCTGGAGCGCCAGCGGGCGAAGCGAAGGTCTTCAGCTATCACCTGGATCTTGGGATCCTCACAGTGAATCAAGTGCTTGCGACGATCGGACAACCTCCGATTGACGACGGCGATCTCTTCCTCACGGAGTGGCAAGAGAAACACCGCGCGGGTCCCTTCGCACCGAAGGCGGAGACGCCTCCCGCGAGCGACAATGGCACCGCCTGACGGTGGCGGACCGTCTGTCTCTGTCGCGCGCGAGGTTGTGCGACGACGCGATGGGCGGTCTCGTGAGGCTCGGTCCGAACGCGCTGCAAAGTCGCAGGTCGTCCAAGACCTGAAAGCGCTGCTGCACGACTTTGATTGGTCGCTGTCGATCCCAGGAAAGCACTATTCGGGCGGCACAAACAACGACGTGTTGGAGTGGCGCAAGAGCGAGGGACGCGACTTCGCGGCAGACACGTCGACCTTGCGACGCCGGGTGCTCACCGCGGTGTTGCTGGAGTTCGAAGGACGAACCACAACACCGTCACCGTCACAGGTCAAAGCGGTGATCGCGGACACGATCCTTGAGTGGGTCGTGAAGCGCGTCGAGCGGGGCGGAATCGACGTCGATGTGCCTGCGCTCACCGCTCGATACGCGGCCGCAAAGAAGAAGGCTGGCTTCGGCAGTCGGCCCGTCGGCGTGCGCACAGCGCGCTGGCTCATGGCACTCGAATCAAAGGGACGCGTGAAGGTGTCCCTGTAACGAACGGAGAAACACAATGGCAGACAAGACGCTCAAGGAAATGATCAACCTTGGCAACGCGAACTACCTTCCGGGGCTGCTCGCAACAGGCAAGGCGGCGCTCGGCAGTGTGCTCGAAGCACTCGGAACGCTCGCCGCGGGAACACTCACGGAAGAGACGGTCACGGTCACGACGAACGTCGGAACCCTCGCCTCCAAGGCCGGGATCATCTTCGGGGTGTGGGCCTCGGCTGGCACCACGACCGGAATCATCAACGTGGTCCCACCCTCGGTGACGGTGATCACGAAGACAGCGAAGCTCGCGACAGACCGTCAGACACTGACGTTCTTCGCGTCAGATGCGGTGACGCAAGCGAAGGTCCTCTACTTGCCTGTTCCTTCCGCAATCACTTCGCTCGTGACCGCGCTCGCGGCGGTCGCAGGGCCATAAGCGAGGCGACGTCTCGTCTGCAACTCCGTCGCGTCGTGCCGCGTGACAGCACGTAGGAGATGACCATGACCGAACAGAACAACCAGCAACCTGCACAGCAACAACAGCCAGCAACCACGGTGGTGAGCACACAGCAACCCGCCGTGGTTCAACCGCAACCGGCGCATGACTTCCAACGCATGGGCCTTGACCAGTTCAACGCTCGCCTCGCGGCGGAGCGTGAGGCCGGTCTCAAGACCGCGTTAGCTGCAATCGGCGCTGAGTCGCTCGATGCCGCGAAGGCGCGTCTCGCGAAGGCTCAACAGATCGAGCAGTCGCAGCTCACAGAGCAGGAACGCGTGATCGCCAAGCTCAAGGAGTTGGAGCCGAAGGCATCTCGAGCGAGTGAGCTCGAAGTCGCTGTGCAACAGTTCCTCAAATCAACCGAGGAGTCGATCCCAGAGAGCAAGCGCGCTCTGTTGGATCTGGCTCCGACTGAGCACACTGCGCGTCTGAACTGGATTGCGAACGCAAGGGCAAAGGGTCTCTTCAGTGAGGCCGCGCCAAGCGCTCCGCAACAGCCAGCGAACACGCGCGCAGGTCACGGGGCTGCGCCAACGCCAGCGACCGGGACAAAGCACCCGACAGAGATGACAGCGGCGGAGCGACAGGCTGCGCTGGCTGTCCTGTTTCAAAAGTGAACTGACGCGCGCTGCGCGTTGAACAACGGAGACTCCAATGGCCAACATCGCTTTCCTCCCCGCTGCCATCGACGGCGCGATTCAACAGGGATTTCTCACCGCAGGGCTTCAAGAAGCTCTGAAGCCCACGCTCGCTTGGCGAGCGCTCATGAGCCCGGTCAAGCACAACGCGCAAGGCGTTGGGCTGCGCGCTGGTGAGAGCGCGACCATGACTCGCGACGGCTTGATCCAGCCATCGACGGACGCGGAGTCGTTGCTCGCGCCGGGCGCCGAGCCGGTGACCGTCACGCGGTCGCTTGAGCAGTGGAGCTACGCAATCAAGTCGCGCAGCGCAAAGGTCAACATCAATCTCCCTGGAAGCGCTCTCGCGCAAGCGAATCGCTTCCTGGCTGATCTCGCTGCGCTTGGGTTCCAGGCGCGACACACGCTCAACAGGTTGGCGCGCAACGCGATCTTTGCGGCGTACGGCGGCGGAAACTCGTTCGCAACGGCGCTCGGGTCGTCTTCGACGTCGCTCGTTGTTGCGGATGCGACAGGGTTCGACACGGTGATGACCAGCGCTGGACTCCAGGTCGCAGTGAGTTCAGCGAACCCAGGCGCGCTCTCGATCAACGGCGCGGCAAACGTCGCGTACACCGCGGTCGATCTCACCACCAACACAATCACGCTCTCGGCGGCACAGACCTGGAGTCAATACGACGCTGTCGTGCGTTCTGACGCACCGAAGGTCATCCGCGCGAACAGTCGCGCAACCGATCGGTTGATCGTGTCTGGTGACACAGCAACCATGTCCGCGTTCCGAGACGCAGCGGCGTATCTGCGCGGGCACAACGTGCCGGGCATCGACGGCACGTTGACTGGCGACTACGGGTCGTTCATCGACACCGACATCGAAAACGCACTGTCTGCGGACTCTGAGTTTCGCAGCGCAATCAACGGTTCTGGCATGTCTCCGCAGGCTGCGGGCGGAGCCATCGGTCGTTACGCGGGGATCATGTTCTTCCGCCAGCCGAAGTCGGAAACGCCCATCATCACGAACGCCGCGCCGTATCAAACGACCATCCACAAGAGCCTCGTGTTCGGTGCCGACGTGTGCGCGGAGATGTTCGTCGCCGAGAACGACCTGCTCGCTGACGGCGATCAAAACGCGGTCGGCGCACAGCACTTCCGCACCCCGATCGACGAAGTCATCACCATGGTGTTGCAGGCTCCGCAAGACGCGCTCGGTCGCACGTTGAAAGCATCGTGGATCGCGAACGT